CCAATTGATAGCCCAGTATGATGAAGGTACCAAGCACCTCAATGGAAGCCCTCTGACTGATTTGTTGTTCACAAGTGTCTGGTACCAGATTGGTGCCGGCGCCCCTGTCAAGAGTCCTGACCAACCAGCGACCGTCTTTGGTGGCGGTGGTCATAAAACAGTGACCTTTGTATTCCCTGCTCCATTGGGTGAAGTGACCGGGGGAACATTTTGGGCCACAGAAACGGATGTCAAGGGGAATCAATCCCCGGCGTCCAACAAGGTGACTTTCTCGGTGGATCGTCAGATCCCTGAAGCACCACTCAACTTCACGGTCGCATAACATAAGGCAGATTATATCATGAAAGTCAAACGAGTGACCACGGCCGACCAGGTACAGAAATTAGTCTCCAGGGACGAACCTGAATTTCCTGTGAGCATGATGCCCCTGGAAAAAATTGAGATCACCAATGCTCTGAATTGGTATTCACAAAATAAGTCCAAAGAAGATTCCCACAAGTATCTGGCGGCCTATTGTAAAGCCAATAACATCAAAGTGACCCAGGAGTTGATTGCCTATCAGGTATCAACCCTGGGCTTTGTGTGCCGACTCCTGACTCGTGGTGCCCATCTTGATACGCAATCGCTCAAGTGGTTGCATACCAGACTGAATACCATGGATTCTTTTGCAGCCTCCGTCAAAGAGACCATGGAGCCTGTGTTTGTTGCACCGGCTATTCCAAAGCCTGTCGTGAATATTCAAGACCGTCTCAAGGCCCAAGCCAACAAGTGCATGGGGGATCTTGAGGGAGCGGTCGATGAATATATCCTCTCTGACTTCAAGAAACTTCCCAATACCCTAGAAGTACTTCGTGAGCATGAAATGAAAGGTCCTCATGGACCGAGTATCGTCAATACCTTCAAGAAGAACCGCGATGAACTCCGCGTGGTGCTTGAGGGTGCCGATGCTGAGTTGGCCAAGGGATACGATAACTTCACCTGGCCACAACTCAAGAAATTAGAAACCTTGTATGCCCAGATTGTCGATGATACGTTGACGATCATGGGTGAATCTCAAGCCGCCAAGACACCGCGCGCCAAGAAAGCCAAGTCCCCAGAACAACAGGTCAAGAACCTGAAGTTTTGTGCCCAGGATACCGAACTGAAAATCACCAGTGTCTCCCCTCTGAAAATGATCGGGTCTGAAGGTGTCTGGTTGTATAACAGGAAGAATCGTATGGTCTCCTATTATGCAGCCGATGATGTCAATGGTCTGGGTATCAAGGGTAGTGCGATCTTGAACTTTTCAAAAGCCCAATCATGGACCAAAAAGTTACGCAAGCCCGAGGAGATGATTGAAAAGATTGTGACAGGAGGGAAAGTAACCCTCAAGAACCTGAAGGATAACCTGACCACCAAAGAGGGAAAACTCAACGGGCGCATGGGTAGTGAAGTGCTCCTGCTCCGTGTGATTATCTAATATTATGATTCTCATTGACTTCTCGCAGATCATGTATGCCGCAGTACTGCAACACCTGGCGACCGACAAGAAGGCCGTCCTCTCCGTGGATCTTATTCGCCACATGGCCCTCAATTCCATGAGGTTCAATGTGAAGAAATTCAAAAAAGATCACGGTGAAGTGGTCATTGTTCTGGATGACAAGCATTATTGGCGCCGTGAGTATTTCCCGCACTACAAAGCCAATCGTAAGAAAACGCGAGATGCCTCGTCCTTCAATTGGCCTGAAATTTTCACTTGCATGGATACCCTCAAAACTGAATTGAAAACCTATGCTCCCTACAAGGTCCTTCAGGTACCTGGGGCTGAGGCAGACGATATCATTGGGCACCTGACACAGGTGTATGCACCATCACAGAAAATTATGATTCTGTCGGGTGATGGAGATTTTGTGCAACTCCAAACCAACAAGAATGTGACTCAGTGGTCGCCCATGCTCAAAAAAGAAGTCAGGGATGAGTTCCCTGTGTTGGCCCTGAAGCAGCATATTATTCGGGGTGACTCAGGTGATGGGGTACCCAATATTCTTTCACCCGATGATGTATTTGTGACAGGCGGTCGTCAGAAGCCCATCATGGAAAAGAAACTGATTGACTGGCTAAATAAAAAGCCAGAGGATTTCTGTACAAGTGGGGATATGTTCAGGAACTTCAAGCGCAATGAAATGTTGATCGACCTACAGAATATTCCTATACCATTGCGGCAGTTGATTGCCCAGGCATTTGATACCACCGTTCATGCGAACCGTTCTCAGTTTATGGATTATTTGGCCAAGTCAGGACTCAAGGAACTGACTGGCGCCGTGGGTGATTTTTAACAAGGAGATTATCATGCGTTACGCCAACATGCTGTACAGTGAGATCGTTGAAGAATTTGACAAGTGTAAGAACCGTGAACAGAGACTTGGTATACTCAAGGAGTACGGGTCGACCAACCGATGGTTCAAAGAATTTTTGAACTATGCCTTTAACCCTAAGATTCATTTTGATATCCATAAGATCCCTACCTACAAGCCTTCGACGGATCCTGCGGGATTGTCCTACGCCACTCTGAACAATGAAATGCGCCGGCTGTACATTTTCATCATGGGGCATCCTAAACGGGCAGGTAAGATGGACGCCAAGCGAGAAGAACGAGTCCTAGGTCTCCTGCTCAGTTCCTTACACAAAGGGGAAGCGGACCTCTTGGTGAAGTTACTCAAGAAGAACCTGGAAGTCCGATACCTGACCGCCAGTTTGGTCAAGGAAGCATTCCCTGATCTACCTTTTACCGTCGAGGTACCCGTGGAAACTCCTGTGGCACCTGTCGTGGTTCCCGAAATGGAGAAGGCCCCTGTTCTCCGATCTAATGTGGGCACCAAGAGCCGAACGAGAGTGTCCGCTGAAAAGAACCCGGTGGAATAATGGATACTATTGAAGTGAAGTTGGTCAAGATGAATGATGGTCGTACCTGTTTCCTCTATCCTGAGACCCCTGTGTTGTGGAATATGGAAGGGGCGTATGTGCAATCTGAGGATCATTCGACCTTGATAAAATTGACTTCTGAACAAGTGGACTTGTTGGTGCCCAAGGAATAATCATGACCTTTGCCGTAATCACCCCGACGATTGGTTCCAAGGATCTGAGGCGTTGTATTGAATCTGTGCGTGGGCAAGACTGTACACATTATATCATCATGGACGGGCAAGAGCATTTTGGAACGATCAATAAGGTGATGCTCGAAACTGGAGTGACACACCAGGAGCAGATTATCTCATTGCAGCAGAATGTCGGAAAAGGTTGGTATGGCCACAGGGCCTTCGCGGCGGCCTCATTCCTCGTCAATGAGGATGTCTTGTGTTATTTGGACGAGGATAACTGGGTTGAACCGAATTATATCCAAGCCTTCAAAGATACGCTCAGTGACCCTCAGTATCAGTGGGCCTATACGCTCCGCAAAATTGTGAATCAGGCGGGCGACTATATCTGTGACGATAACTGTGAAAGTTTGGGATTGTGGCCTGTCACGGGAGATCCTAACCGCTTCCATATTGATACCGGGTGCTTCGCGGTACCGCGAGAACTGGCCGTCAAGGTCGGGCACAATTGGTATGGTCAATGGGGCGCAGATCGTCAATTCTTTGCAGCATTGAAGGCCGCGTATCCAAAGTTTGGGTGTACTACCAAGCATACGCTCAATTACCGTTTAGGTGGTGCAACGAGTAGGGCCTTTGCTGAAATGTTTGTCAATGGGAACAAGCAGTCTTCCGAAATCTATGGAGGAGAATACCCTTGGCACACCCGAGACCAACTAAACCAGAAAAGTCCGACAACAATCTTCAAATACCACACCACGAGTCAGATACCATTATCATGATGCCTGACCTCCCTGACGCCGATATGGTGAACGTGGGGCTCCTGAATCATCATAAACATTTTCTGGTCGGTGAGATTAACTATGAGAATATCGCTCGGGCCGTTCAGTGGATTGTCTATGAGCATACACAGACAGATAAGCCTTCACACCTCTGTCTCTATGTAAATTCTGGAGGAGGGGACCTGTATAATGCCTTTGCCTTGATCGATACCATGATGATCTCAAAGATTCCTGTCTATACAATAGGGCTCGGTAATGTGATGTCAGCAGGGGCCTTGATTCTGGCCTGTGGAGCCAAAGGGCATCGATATGTAGCGAAACATTGCGGGATCATGATGCACCAGTTTTATTCTGATATGGAGGGCAAGGAGCATGAACTCCATGCGGCCATGAAAGAGTTAGAGTATTGTCGTGACCGTGTCAGTGACCTGTTGGTCAACTATAGCGGTGTGAGTGAAAAGTGTGCCCAGGAGCGTTTGCTCCAACCTTCGGATACCTGGCTAACGGCCGAAGAAGCCATCAAAATTAAGTTAGCCGATAAAATATTTACCACTATTCTCTAAGGAGTGTGCCATGCAGTCCAGTAGGCAGATCGTTAAGACCGTTGTGAAGACCAAGTTCCGTAAACAAGATGAAGCACCAGGAGCATTGAAGAAGAAGCCAAACAAGGTACGAGGGCCACGCCGTGGTACCGATTCGTGGGAGGATTCAAATGGAAACTATTGAGCAACAGATTACCATTGCGAGATCGGAATTGCGTATTTTGCAACGAGCCATGAATGTGGCCAAGGATAATTTGTTTCAGGCCGAATTACGCCTGGAGCGATTGATTCGGAATTCTGGACACCAGGAGTCTCAGTATCAACAGAGTGACCCCAGGAAGCAAATTAACGGGTAACACGCTCGCCTACCATGTGTAGGAAATGAGCATACGGGGCCGTCGGGACTACACACCGGCGGTCCTAGCCTATTATGATGACGCAACATCTTACTGTCGATTGTCGGGGGCTCAAGTGCCCCATGCCAATTATACAAACCAGATTGAAACTGAACTCTATGCACAAGGGAGATACCCTGGTGATCTGGGCTGATGATCCCTCATTCTCCGTAGACTTTCCTCAATTCTGCTTTTTGGCCGATCTAAAACTCCTATCCAGGTCAGAAGATGCTGGCTTCCAGGTGTATCTCGTTGAACTAACTCGCTAAACTTAACAAAATCAAGCACTTAGATAGCAAAATACTTCTTGACACCCAGGTCATGTTGTGTTACTATAACACTATGAGCAACGAAAGACAGATCGAAAAAGCCAGGGTGTTTGCGACGGCGGCCCATGCGGCTGTGGGGCAACTTCGTAAATATACGAATGACCCCTACATTGTGCATCCGCTCAGTGTGGCCACTAGAGTGGCACTAGTCAATCGGCCTGATGCTGCGGTATGTGCGGCGTTATTGCATGATGTGCTGGAGGATACCAAAGTTACAGAGGCGACCCTGAGAACGGAATTCGGCAACGAAGTCACTAGTTTGGTGGTATGGTTGACCGCGGTGGAAGTGCCAGGCAACCGTCAGACCCGCAAGGTCTCTGAATGCCGGAGGCTCTATCTTGCCCCTGCTGAAGCCCAGACAATCAAGTTAGCAGATTTGATCGATAATGCCAAGAGTATCATCGAACACGATCCTAAATTTGCCAAGGTATTTTTAAGTGAACTGCGGGACCTGTTGTCGTTCTTGTGCAAAGGGGACCCTGAGTTGTGGGCCGAAGCGTATGAAATCTGGAAGGAGAATCATGAAAAAGTTTGAGGTATACAGCAGGATCGTGTATAATGTGAATGCTGAATCACCAGAACAGGCCAAGTGGGCCGTGGAGAATGGTGAACATAATCATGATGTGGCACGGTGCTTTGTTGAACATGCCTATGAGGTGAAGGAATTTGAACATGACTAAAAATAAGATCATAAAAAAGAAGGGAGTCAAGAGGCTCCCACAAACCGCCAAGGAGTATGTGGATGCCACCGAAGCGGAATTGGAAGGGATCTATAACTTGTTTAATGAGCAGGAATATGTCCATATCAATGATATCTTGAATGGGGCCGTGGGCATGGAGGAGTACTAACATGCAAGGCGAAAATATCCTGTTGGAAGAGATTGCTAAACTCAAGTCTATGATACGGAATACCGAGAAAGCCTATCAAGAGAGGAGGAGTACTAACATGCAAGGCGAAAATATCCTGTTGGAAGAGATTGCTAAACTCAAGTCTATGCTACGGAATACCGAGAAAGCCCGGCTCTGTATTGAACAGACCGGTGCTGTGGCGGCATTGGATGCAGAGGTCGTGGCACTTAGAGCCAGCCTTGAGATGGCGTCACAATCACGCGATCAATGGAGGCGCGCCTGGGGTGTATTAGACCATGATACCAAAAGGGAACTCGACCAAGTCAAATTTGAGTTGATGCAGATGAAGCGGCGTGTTTTGGTCGCGGATGCCAATACCAATAGGAAGAGTCTGCCGACACAACCCAGGGAGAAGAAAATGCACACAGCATTTGCGAAAAAGGTGAAAGATTATGCGGCCGAATCGGATATTCCGATGCTCGTTAATTTATCATGGAGAAGATGATGGCACGATTGATGGTGACGAGCGCAAATTATGATATCTTCCATGTGCATCCGTCCTGGGAAACCGCGAGTCACAAAGAACTCCTGGATGCGTTCAAGTTTCAAGTCAAGTTTCAAGGCGCCATGACTAAGGTGCTCCTTGATGAAACGAATCAACAGCAAGAACGAATTACCTTACTCAAGGATGCCATTCGTGGTATGATGAGTCATAGCGCCGATACCCCCGCCTGGGAAATCGGAGGCATGGCCTTGAATGAAGACAAGCGAAAAGATGTGTGGTAGAGTAGTAATGTGTGCCAGTTTGAATAAATAACAAGGAGGTTCTCAATGAGTAATCAGCAAGGTACTAGAGCGGTTTTGAATTCGTGGTTGTCGGCTGTCAAGCATATGACCTACACCAAATACTCCCATCTCCCGACCGCCGAGAAATTGGCGATCCAGAAGGAGTATGGTACAAGAGGAAAGAAGGAAGTCCGTGTCCCTGGACAAAGCAATCTCCCACAAGAAGGAACAGCGACAACCGTATAGGAAGTCGAAGTCCTTTGATAGTTCCTGCCGCAATCATGGGCGTTGCTCGTATTGTGTCGGGAATCGAACCTATCATGATGTGAAGGCCGCACAATCGGCCGATGAAAGAGGTGAGTTTGATGAGTGTATTGAAAGAACTTCTGGCTCCTAAGGAACTAACATCCATAGAAGTCGGAGACCTGGTCAACGAGTTTTTGGCCAATGGCGGAAAGATTACTATGTGCGATCCTGGGGTGGCCTTGAATTTCCGATCCCAGATCGACTATCCGCATAAGCCGGTGCGTCCTAAACGGTCGATACCCAAGCCCCCCAAGCGGCGTGTGGGTAAGCCTGTCAAGAAGCAGCGACGAAAAAGTGCTTGACAAGTCGGTCGGTGTGTGCTATACTATAAATGACAGTCTTTTTATTATGAAGGAGTTTAATATCATGGCCCGAGGAATGAATAAGTCACCCAAACAAGCAGAGAAGTTGCTGATGGTCCTCTTGGACGGTCAGGAAGTTACGATGATTGCCATTGAGTCCATGCTGGGCACCCAGTTTGAGTTCTATCGGCTCTCGACCTACCTCTGGAATCTCAAGACCGCCGGTGCGGATATTCGCCGCAACAAGGTGGGTCGCAAAGTGGTGTCGCTCCAATTGTTGAATCATGAAGTGATGGCGACCTATGCGGGTGCGCGTGGTCTCATTGCTCCTCCTGCATTGGTTCTGACCCCTGAAGACCTGATGGTTGCAGCGGGCTAATTGAGGTAGAGTCTGTGGTACGCGACTCACGAACATGAATTGGTGTACTTGGTAGTGGCCCCCATGCGTAGTGGGACCCCCAGGGAGGCCCTTGGCTGTGGTCGTCGATACCATTGACCGTCTACCTATGGAGTACTCTGGGCCTGGAAAGCCTCCGGTGTGGCCTCCAAGACCTATCCGTTACTCGGTCACTGGGACCCAGGGTACCGTCCATCTTGAGGAATTATGAGTTTATTAAGTGAGTCTCTAGAGCGACACTTGAGGGAGTTGCAGAATCCCACACCTGTCAAACCTAAGGCACCAGTGGTAACCCAGGTCCAGGCACTTGACAAGGACTGCAAACCGGTCTGGAATCGTTCTGTCATGTTGTATTTTTGTGAAGGTACTTCTGATAAAATCTATCAGATCCAAATTGTACAGGGACTACAAACCTCAGACTATTTTGTGAAGTTCCAATACGGTCGCCGTGGTGGAACGTACCAACAGGGAACAAAAACACCCTATCCGGTGGACATCTATGAGGCCGAGCAAATCTATCAAAAGTTATTGCATGAGAAACTTGCCAAAGGATATGTGACACAGCCATGAGAGTAATTTGCCTGTCAGATACACACGGCTACCATAAGCGCCTCACGATCCCCGATGGGGACCTGTTGATCCATTGTGGTGACTTCTCCATGCGGGCCACAAGCCCCCAGGTCAGTGAGTTTGCCCGATGGTTTACATCATTACCCCATCGTCATAAAATCATCGTGGCCGGCAACCATGATATGGCCTGCGAGCAAGGACCTTTTGATGTGAAGAAAGTTTTTGCCCCGGCATACTATCTGGATCATGAGGAAGTGGTGATCGAAGGTCTCAAGATATTTGGGTCACCCTATACCCCAGCCATCTATAATCCCTCCCCATGGTTTTTTGATTATCAGCGCAAGAGTACACAAGCCAAAGAATTATGGGATGATATTCCCAAGAAGACAGACCTTTTGATTACCCACGGGCCTCCTAAAGGCATTCTGGACCTTGTGAAAGAACCCCATATCGGCGAAGATCCGAATGTCGGGGATATTCATTTGCTCCGCCGGGTCATGGAAGTGAAACCAAAGGCTCATGTCTTTGGGCATATCCATGAAGGGTTTGGGAGTTATATACACCCCATGAGTCCGAAAACGGTGTTTTATAATGTTTCAGTATGTGACAGAAATTATCAACCTTCTAACCCAATTACCGTATTTGACCTATAAGGAGTATCATGCCACTCTACTCAATCCAAAACAAGCTGCATCCCGAAATCGTGATCCATTTCCAAGAAGTGATGACCTGGGCCGCGTTGCAGGCGTACCTAGCCGAGCATACTGACTGGGAAATCAAACTCACCTCACCTGCCATGGTCAAGGTCAATTAACATGAAATATGACATGAAGAATAAAGAGACAGGTGAGATTACCGAACACACCATGTCCTACAAGGAACTGGATCCTTTCCTGGCAACCCACCCAGAACTTGAGGTGGTGTTCTTGAAGATGAATGTGGGCGATCCAGTCCTATTGGGAGTCACGAAGATCCCCAGTGATTTTGAGCACGGCGTCTTAGCCCCTATAGAACGAAACTACTTCAAGAAACGCCGTGAGTCCAAATTCTCTTCACTCAAGCAGCAGGTCTGATATGGTACCAGCGATTATTGAGTCCATGAAAGATTCACCTGACGAGATGAACCGCAAACGGTATCTGGTGTTTGTGGACCTCATAGCAGAGTTGGTGGCATGTCAGGAACAGTTGGAGCGTGTAGGTGTGGTGTTAGGACTCACAGGTATAGAGAGTCGTCCTCTGGCCCTGTATGTCCGGGACCTTATCACAAAGCACAATGAATTGGCCGACCAGGAGTCACTGGATACCCAGAGGTTTATTGCCGCTACCAAGGCGATCAAAGAGGTGTGTCCTACGGCGACCTCATTGGAGCATGGGATCACCCTACTTGCCGAGTTGAAGCAGCGACGAGAGGAGACCGTCGCCATGTGCGAGCAACTGAGGCAGGAGCTTGCCGCGCGACCGGCCGGGACCAGTAATTCACACTTATACCCCAGTGACCATTATGGCCTTTGAGTATATCAAGGTCCCTGGATTAGACTTCCATCTTCCCGCGACCACCACGTCCGATGGTCGTTGGTACCAAACACCTGAGGGAAAGCATTACCCCTCGGCGTCCTCGATTACCAAAATGCTCTCCAGGGATGCGATTGAGGCCTGGCGCAAACGAGTAGGCGCCGTCGAAGCCGACCGAAAGACCAAGCGTGGTGGGGATCGTGGAACGTATGTGCATACGCTCTGTGAGCAGTACCTTCTGGGTACCTTGACCCTTGAGACTCGCATGGTGGCGATGCCCACGATGTTGGAATTATTCCTACAACTCAAAAAGAAATATGATGCACATATTACCGGCATTCATTGTATCGAGCAGGCCCTGTATTCTGATCGGTTGCGTATTGCCGGGCGCACCGACGGTATCGTGTCCTGGGATGGCACTCTGGCTGTTCTAGACCACAAGACTTCTGGGTATGCAAAACCAGAAGCCTGGATTACCAATTATTTTGTCCAGGCCACGGCCTACGCGGAGATGTATGAGGAACGCACCGGAATTCCGGTGCAGAAGTTAGTGATCGCCATGGCAGTTGAGGACTCTTTGCACCCCACGATTTACGTGAAGGATAAAGCAGAGTACCTCCCCATTTTGCATAACTGTATCGCCCAGTTTTATCGGGAACAGGAACCACAATGAACAGGAGGACTCATGCGACAATTACTCATGGTCATGGCCTTGGTGGTCTATTGGATCATCATTCCCAATCTGGCCCACGAAGCAGACAGCCCCTTGGTCAACCTCAATTATACTCAGTATGCGGAAAGTCAAGTCAAACTCACACCACCGAATCGGGCCAATGAAGAACATTGCCTGACCGAAGCCGTGTATTATGAATCGGGCAATCAATCGGTCTTAGGTAAAGAAGCCGTGGCTCTAGTGGTCGTGAACCGTGTGGGTACCTCAAGGGCCCGGCGGTCCGTATGCGCCGTGGTACAAGAGTCGTATCCTGTCCAGGGTACCGAGGACTCTCATGTGGTGTGCCAGTTCTCCTATCGGTGCGAGGAGCGCCGGGCCCCCATGAAAGAAATGTGGAAGGAATCGCGCACGGTGGCCCAACGAGTCATGTCGGGGTATGTACATAGGGAACTTGATATGGCCTCGGGTATTCTCTATTTCCACACCACCTCGGTGCATCCTAGTTGGTCCAAAACAAAAGAGAAGGTCATGCAGATTGAGGATCATATTTTTTATCGAGAACCTCTTTAATGTGTTGACAGTGGGCCAGTGATCGTGTATAATAGGAGCATTATGAATAAGATTGATTACAAATATTCTGGAAAAGAATCCCGACCATTCTGGAAGAGGATTGTTAATCTGCACAAGACCCATGGAGCGCAGGTCCACGATGAGTTGTATGCCCTGGGGGTCATGCTCCAGAACCTGGAAACCTATGTGCTCCAGAAACTCTCTAATGAAGAGGAACGAAACAAGTGAATAGAATCCATCAGGCAGCTTGGGGTTGGGTTTCCGTTTTGATAATCGTGACGGTGTGTGGGGTCTCGTGGTGGGGTGTGTATCGGTTGATACAGTATGTGTGTTCTTCACAATAACGGAGGTATATCATGGCAATCACGGCAGTGGTGAGAAGTTTATCACAAGAAGAAAAGGATCGTTTGTTCAAAGCGGTCAAGGAATTGTCCAATTCGATGGCTCGCGCCACCGGAGAGGTCGAGTATCAGCGAGAGGCCACCAAGGCCATTGCTGATGATGTGAAACTGTCCAAGAAGTTGGTCGGCAAGTTGGCCAAGACCTACCACAAACAGAACTTTGAAGAAGTGGTGGCTATCGAGGATGAATTTGAGGACTTGTATAAGGCCATCATCAAGTAATGCCTACGAAAGAAGAGATCCAAAACTTTTCTCTGATGCTCAGAGAATATGCCGCGCACAAGCGCATGGGTCTATGGGAAGCCTTGGTGACGTACTGTGACACCACGAGTATGGAGTCTGAGGTTGCTGCCTCGTTGCTCACCAAGTCTGTCTTGGCTGACATGACCGTGGAAGCCCAGGATCTGAACTTGCTCAAAGAGCGCGGCAAGCGTTCGGGGCGTCTACCACTCTAAGGTGCATGATGGATGGTTACGATGCTTGCATGATGTACTTGTCGATGAAGGTACATTTTGCACCAGGTACCTATGACTACCACAGGTACAATGGAAAGGTCGCATTGAAATTTGAGACCTATGAGCACCGTAAAGATAAATGGTTCTTTCATAAACTCGCCAAGAAGTATCCCGACAAGGAGACTTTAGAGTTCTTCCTGGCCTCCAATTTCTTTAGCCGACAGGTGCTCTGGGTCAGGGATCTTCTCACGGAGGAGTCCAACGGCGTCTACCTGGAGCGCCTGAAGGCGAAAGAATCGCTGGAATACCTGATAGACCAGGATCTAAATTATATCCTGCATCGGTGTGGTAATTTCAAAGATTTGCTCGCGGTACATGATGCCCAATTTCCCAGGTTGTTGGTCATGGCGTTTCAAGACGAAATTCACCGAGAGACCTTGATTGCCCTGAATCAAGCCATAGGGTTTTTCCCCATGTGGGATACCAAAATTGGTGATACAATTCTCTACCCAGTGTTTGCCCATAAGTGTCTTCGGTATGCGCCATTTTTAGGTTTACCTGACATGAAGAATTTTCGAGCATGGCTCAAAACTCGCTTGACAACGTAACTAAATAAGCGTATACTGTCTCTTATATGTGTTCTTAACATTATCCCAGGAGGTTTTTATGTCTACCGTTCCAACTCCCCTCAGTTTCTCTGCCCTCAAACGCTCACGCGGTTCCGTCGAGCAATTCGCCCAGGCGATTGCGGCGGCCTCAAACACCAAACGCGAAGATGATCGATATTGGAATCTGACGGTCGATAAGGCCGGCAACGGCCACGCCGTGATTCGGTTCCTCGATAAGCCCAGCCAAGATGGTGAAGATGCGCTACCGTGGGTGCGTACATTCTCCCACTCCTTCCAAGGTACTGGTGGTTGGGTGATCGAACTCTGCCCGACCACGTTGGATCAAAAGTGCCCGGTCTGTGAGTCCAACAATGCGCTCTGGAATTCTGGTCTGGATTCTGACAAGAAGATTGCCAGTAGCCGTAAGCGCAAATTGGCCTATACGGCCAACATTCTGGTGGTCTCCGATCCAGCGAACCCAGAGAATGATGGCAAGGTCAAGCTGTTCAAGTTTGGCAAGAAGATTTTCGACAAGATGTACCAGAAGATGCACACCGAATTCCCCGATGAAGTG